GGGCGTATTTGAGCCAAGAAAAAGCCCGGTGTTTTTCTTGGTGAAAATACGCCACGGGGGTGCGGGGGTGTGCAACCCCCGCTTCTGCCGGAAGTCAGGTCGAAAGGGTCGGGAGGTTTCCCGGCCCTTTTTCTTTGGCCGGGGTCTTGGGCCGGGCCGCGACGAGGAGAACGGGATGGGACTGAATTTCTTTCGCAGGGCGGCCCCGGAGGGGGCGGCCGAGACGGCCGTCGAGCGCAAGGCCTCGGTGACGGGGCGGATCGTGGCGATGGCCTCGGGGGCGGGGCGGCCGGTCTGGGGGCCGCGCGATACGGTCAGCCTGATGCGCTCGGGGTTCAATGGCAATCCGGTGGGCTTCCGCTCGGTCAAGCTGATTGCCGAGGCGGCGGCGGCGGTGCCCTTGATCTGTCAGGATGCCGAGCGGCGTTATGATGTGCATCCGGTGCTGGATCTTTTGCGCCGTCCGAATGCCGGGCAGGGGCGGGCGGAACTGTTCGAGGCGCTGTTCGGGCAGATCCTGTTGTCGGGGAACGGCTATCTGGAAGCGGTCTGCCCCGAGCCGGGCGTGCCGAAGGAGCTGCATGTGTTGCGCTCGGACCGGATGGCGGTGGTGCCCGGGGCGGATGGCTGGCCGGTGGCTTACGATTACACCGTGGGCGGGCGCAAGCATCGCTTCGACATGACGGGCCATCCCGATCCGATCTGTCATATCAAGAGTTTCCATCCGACCGACGACCATTATGGCCTTTCGCCCATGCAGGCGGCGGCGGTGGCGCTGGATGTGCATAATGCGACCTCGGCCTGGTCGAAGGCGCTTTTGGACAATGCCGCGCGGCCCAGTGGCGCAATCATCTACAAGGGCGCCGACGGGCAGGGGGTGCTCGCGCCCGAGCAATACGAGCGGCTCATTTTCGAGATGGAGACGCATCATCAGGGCGCGCGGAATGCCGGGCGGCCGATGCTGCTGGAAGGCGGGCTCGACTGGAAGCCGATGGGGTTCAGCCCCTCGGACATGGAGTTTCACGAGACGAAGGCGGCGGCGGCGCGGGAGATCGCGCTCGCCTTCGGGGTGCCGCCGATGCTGTTGGGCATTCCGGGTGATGCGACCTATGCCAATTACGCCGAGGCGAACCGGGCGTTTTACCGGCTGACCGTGCTGCCGCTTCTGACCCGGGTTTCGGCGGCGCTGGCCTGGTGGCTGTCGGGGTTCAGGGGCGCCGCGATCGAGCTGAAGCCGGATCTCGATCAGGTGCCGGCGCTTTCGGCCGAGCGCGATCAGCTTTGGGCGCGGATCGGCGCGGCGGCCTTTCTGAGCGACAGCGAAAAACGGGTGCTTTTGGGGCTGCCGCCGGTCGCGGAGGGGTGAGGCATGGTGGTGGGGGGGTCGCGCTACCTCAAGGAGCCGTTCGAGGTGCATGAGCAGCGCTTCGAGGCGACCGAGCGGATCATGGAGTTGCAGTTCACCCAGGTGGAGCGGCGGCTTGAACGCATCGAGGTGATGATCGAGCGGCTGGAAAAGCGTTTTTTCATGACGGTTTACGGCGTGATCGCCGTGATCCTGACGCAGGCGGTGCAGGGCATTCTGGACTATGCCCCGAAGTGAGGAGCGAGGAATGGAGAGAGGCGAGAGCGGGCTGGAGCGGAAGTTTTGCGCCGCGCAGCCGGTGCAGCTGCAGGAGGGCGCGCGGATCGAGGGCTATGCGAGCCTTTTTGGTCTGCCCGATCAGGGCGGCGATGTGGTGGCGCAGGGGGCTTATGCGAAAAGCCTGGCGGCGATTGCGGCGCGGGGGGGCAGCGTGAAGATGCTCTGGCAGCATGATCCGGCGCAGCCGATTGGCGTTTGGGAGGAGATCCGGGAGGATGCGCGCGGGCTTTGGGTCAAGGGGCGGCTGTTGCCCGAGGTGGCGCGGGCGCGCGAGGCCTTGGCCTTGATCGCGGCGGGGGCGATTGACGGGCTGTCGATCGGCTATCGCACGATTGCCGCCGAGAAGGACGCGAAAGGCCAGCGGCGGCTTGCGGAACTGGAGCTTTGGGAAGTGTCGCTGGTGACATTCCCGATGCTTCGCGAGGCGCGGGTGGCGGCGAAGGGGGAAGCCCCCGAGGCCGCGATCTGGCGTGATCTGGCCCGGGCGCTGAGCGGCGCCGCGGCCGAACTGGCGGCGCGCTGAGCCCCGCCGCTGCTGCAGGAGTGTGGAAAGGATGAAGACCGAGACCAAGGCTCGGGCCGGATCGGGCATGCCTGAGGGCGCCGATCCGGCCGCCGAGGTGAAAGCCGCGCTGGCCGGGTTCCTGAAGGAAGTCAAAGGCTTTCAGGACGACGTGAAGACGAGATTGCAACAACAGGAAGAGCGTGTGACCATGCTGCAGACCAGAACTTTCGCCGGGCGCCATGCCCTTGCTGCCGCGGCCTCGGAGGAGGCGCCGCATCAGAAGGCTTTCGCGGCCTATCTGCGCTCGGGCGACGACGGGGGCCTGCGCGGCCTGACGCTTGAGGGCAAGGGGATGACGACGGCGGTGGCGGCCGATGGCGGCTATCTGGTCGATCCGCAGACCGCCGAGACGATCCGCGGCGTGCTGCGCTCGACCGCGTCGCTGCGCCAGATCGCCAATGTGGTGAATGTCGAGGCCACCGCCTTCGAAGTGCTGGTGGACAAGACCGATCTGGGCTCGGGCTGGGCGACCGAGGTGGCGGCGCTGACCGAAACCACCGCGCCGCAGATCGACCGCATCACGATTCCGCTTTACGAACTGGCGGCGATGCCGAAGGCGTCGCAACGGCTTCTGGATGACAGCGCCTTCGACATCGAGACCTGGCTGGCGGGTCGGATCGCCGACAAATTCGCCCGGGCGGAAGCGGCGGCCTTCATTTCGGGTGATGGGGTGGACAAGCCGACCGGGTTCTTGACCAAGGCGAAGGTGGCGAATGGCGCCTGGGCCTGGGGCAGCCTTGGCTATGTGGCGACCGGCGCGGCGGGGGATTTCGCGGCGGTGAATGCCTCGGATGCGGTCGTTGATCTGGTCTATGCGCTGGGGGCCGAATACCGCGCGAATGCGAGCTTCGTGATGAATTCGAAGACCGCGGGCGCGGTGCGCAAGATGAAGGATGCCGATGGCCGGTTCCTGTGGGCCGACAGTCTGGCGGCGGGCGAGCCCGCGCGGCTGATGGGCTATCCGGTGCTGATCGCCGAGGACATGCCCGATATCGCGGCCAATGCCTATGCGATCGCCTTTGGCGATTTCGGCAATGGTTACACGATCGCCGAGCGTCCGGATCTGCGGGTGCTGCGTGACCCGTTCTCGGCCAAGCCGCATGTGCTGTTCTATGCCTCCAAGCGCGTGGGCGGCGATGTCAGCGATTTCGCCGCGATCAAGCTTCTCAAGTTTGCCGCCTCGTAACGGGCGGTGAAGGGGCCGGGGGGTGACCCCCGGCGCACCGGTTCGCCGGCGGGCGGGCGCGGGCCTCGAGCCGCTGCCTAGCTGCTCCCTCCGTCCGAGTGGCGGTGCGGGGTCTGCGCCCGAACGCCCAGCTGCAGGACCGCGACAGGCGGTCGGCTTTTCGGAGAGTTTCCATGATGCTGAACGAACTGACGGTGGTGCCCGGGACGGCGCTGCCGGTGGCCGAATTCCGCGACCATCTGCGGCTGGGCACCGGCTTTGCCGATGTGGGGGCCGAGGATGCGGCGTTGCAGGCCTATCTGCGGGCGGCACTGGCCGCGATCGAGGGGCGCACGGCCAAGGCGCTGATTTCCCGAGACTTCCGGCTTGCTCTGACCTGCTGGCGCTGGGGCGAGATGCAGACCTTGCCGATTGCGCCGGTGAGCGCGGTGACTGCGTTGCGGTTGGTCGACAGCGCGGGCGTCGCGACGCTGGTGCCCGCGGGCTGGCGCCTGGTGCAGGACATGGCGCGGCCGCGGATCGAGGCGCTTGGCGCCGCGCTGCCAACGATCCCGGCACATGGCCGTGTCGAGATCGATTTCACCGCCGGGTTCGGGACGGTTTGGAGCGCGCTGCCGGTCGATCTGGCGCAGGCGGTGTTTCTGCTCGCCGCGCAATATTACGAACTGCGCCATGACGGGGCGGGCGAAGGCGGCGCGATGTCCTTTGGCGTGATGGCGCTGATCGAACGCTGGCGCACGGTGCGGGTGCTCGGGGGGCGGCCATGACCCTACCGCGACTGAACCGCAAGTTGGTGCTGGAAGAGGCCACGCGCAACGCCGATGGCGCGGGCGGGCATCGGTTGAACTGGGTCGCCAAGGGCGCGCTTTGGGCCGAGGTGACGGCGGGAAGCGGGGTCGAGCGGGCGGGGGAATTCGTCACGCTCGCCTCGGTACCCTGGGTGATCGTCGTGCGCGCGGCCCCCGTTGGCCATGCAAGCCGTCCTAAGCCCGAGCAGCGCTTTCGTGAGGGTGCGCGGATCTTTCGTATCCTCGCCGTCGCCGAGCGCGACCGGGAGGGGCATTACCTGACCTGCTTCGCCCGCGAGGAGGTGGTGGCATGAGCTATGCGGTTGCGGGCGCTTTGCAGGCGGCGGTCTATAAGCATCTTCGGGCGGATGCGCCTCTGGCGGCGCTGGTTGGGGCGGCGGTTTACGATGCGATGCCGCCGGGCACGCTGGTTGGCAGCTATGTGAGCCTTGGGCCCGAGGATGTGGCCGATGCCTCGGACAAGACGGGCGACGGGGCGACGCATGATTTCGTCGTCTCGGTGATCACCGACGAGGCGGGATTTGCGACGGCGAAGGCGGTGGCGGCGGCGGTCTCGGATGCGCTGGTGGGCGCCGATCTGGTGCTGGTGCGCGGGCGGCTGGTGGGGCTTTGGTTCCTGCGCGCGCAGGCGCGGCGGGTGGAAAAGGCCGATACGCGGCGGATCGATCTGGTGTTTCGGGCAAGGGTCGAGGGCTGACGCCCTCGGGTCGGGCGAGGGTTGAGGGCCGATGCCTTTCGGGCGGTGAAATTTCAACATCTGGAGTGACGACATGGCGGCGCAGAACGGCAAGGACCTTCTGATCAAGATCGACCTGAGCGGGTCGGGGCAATTCGAGACCATCGCGGGGCTGCGCGCGACGCGGATCAGCTTCAATGCCGAGACGGTCGATGTGACATCGCTCGAAAGCCAGGGCGGCTGGCGGGAATTGCTGGGGGGCGCGGGGGTGCGCTCGGCCGCGATCTCCGGCTCGGGGGTGTTCAAGGACGCCGATACCGATGAGCGGGCGCGGCAGATCTTTTTCGACGGGGAAGTGCCCGAGTTTCAGGTGATCATCCCCGATTTCGGCATCGTGCAGGGGCCGTTCATGATCACCTCGATCGATTATGCGGGCAGCCACAATGGCGAGGCGACTTACGAGCTGGCGCTGGCCTCGGCGGGTGCGCTGAGCTTCACGGCGATCTGAGGGCGATGATGGCGAACCCTTGGGCGGGCGAGGTCGAGGTGGTTCTGGGGGCCGAGCGGCGGGTGGCGAAGCTGACGCTGGGCGCGCTTGCGGAACTGGAGGCGGGGCTGGGCGAGGTCTCGCTGATGGATCTGGTGCGGCGGTTTGAGACGGGCGCGTTTTCGAGCCGGGACGTGCTGGCGCTGCTGGTGGCGGGCTTGCGCGGCGGGGGCTGGGAGGGCCGCGCCGAGGATCTGCGCACGGTCGAGATCGGCGGTGGTCCGGTGGGCGCGGCACGGATCGCGGCCGAGCTTTTGGCGCGCGCCTTCACCGTGCCGGGGCAGGGCGGATCGTGAGCGAGGGGCTGGATTGGCCGGGGCTCTTGCGGGTCGGGCTGAAGGGGCTGGGGCTGCGGCCATGGGACTTCTGGCGGCTGACGCCGGCGGAGCTGGCAGTGATGCTGGGCGAGGCGGCGGGGGCGCCGCCCTTGACGCGCGGACGGCTCGCGGAGCTTGCGGCGCGGTTTCCCGACGCGCCGCGCGACGGCAATTCGAAAGGATGAGCGATGATCGAAGTTGACGGGCTCGATGCGCTGAGCCAGCAGGCGGCGGAGTTGGAGCAGGCCTTGGGCGGCGCAGAGGGGGTGGCCGCGAGTTTCAGCGATGAACTCGGGCGGATGCGCGAAAGCCTGACCTATACGAGCCGCGAGGTGGGCAGCCTGTCGCAAAGCTTCGGGCGCTCGATCCGGCGGGCGTTCGATGGCGTGATCTTCGACGGCATGAAGCTGTCGGATGCGCTGAGTTCGGTGGCCGAGGGGATGGCGCAGGCGGCCTATTCGGTGGCGATGAAGCCGGTGCAGGATGCGATCGGCGGGGCGATTGCGACCTCGCTCAGCGGGATGCTGGGCGGGGTTTTCGGCTTCGCCAAGGGCGGGGCCTTTTCGCAAGGACGGGTGATGCCCTTTGCCAAGGGCGGGGTCGTGTCTTCGCCCACCAATTTCGCGATGCGAGGCGCGACGGGGCTGATGGGCGAGGCCGGGCCCGAGGCGATCATGCCGCTGGCGCGGGGCGCGGACGGGCGGCTGGGCGTGCAGGCCGCGGGCGGGCGGGTGGTCAATGTGGTGATGAACGTCACGACGCCCGACGCGGCCGGGTTTGCCCGCAGCCAGGGCCAGATCGCGGCGCAGGTGAACCGCGCGCTGGCGCGTGGATCGCGCAACGCCTGAGGAGGAAAGCATGGCATTTCATGAAGTTCGGTTCCCGGCCAATCTGAGTTTCGGCTCGGTCGGCGGGCCGGAGCGGCGCACCGAGATCGTCACGCTCTCGAGCGGGTTCGAGGAGCGCAACAGCCCCTGGGCGCATTCGCGGCGGCATTACGATGCCGGGGTGGGGTTGCGCAGTCTGGATGATGTCGAGCGGCTGATCGCGTTCTTCGAGGCTCGGGGCGGGCAGTTGCATGGCTTTCGCTGGAAGGACTGGGCCGATTACAAGAGCTGTCCGGCCTCGAAAACGGTGGCGCATGAGGATCAGCCGATCGGCATCGGCGATGGTGTGACGGTCGCGTTTCAGCTGGTCAAGACCTATGCCTCGGGCGGGCAGAGCTATGTGCGCCCGATCACCAAGCCGGTCGAGGGCACGGTCAAGCTGGGCATCGCGGGCGATCATCAGGCCGAGGCGGTGAATTTCGCGGTCGATCATGGCACCGGGATCGTCACCTTCAACGAGGCACCGCCGAAAGGGGCGCGGGTGACGGCCGGGTTCGAGTTCGATGTGCCGGTGCGGTTCGATACCGACCGGATCTCGGTCTCGGTGCAGTCGTTTCAGGCGGGGGATCTGCCGCAGGTGCCGGTGCTGGAGGTGCGGGTCTGATGGCATATCCGGAGAGTTTGAAGGCGCATCTTGCGCAGGGCGTGACGACGCTGGCGCGGGCCTGGGCGCTGGCACGGGCGGATGGGCGCGTGCTTGGCTTCACCGATCACGACCGGGTTCTGGCGTTCGAGGGGATCACTTTCGAGCCGGGCAGCGGGATGACGGCGAAGGCGCTGATGCAGAGCACGGGTCTGTCGGTCGACAATACGGAAAGCTACGGCGCGTTGAGTTCCGCGGCGATCACCGAGGCCGATATTCTGGCCGGGCGTTATGATGGCGCCGAGGTCCGGGTCTGGCTGGTGAACTGGGCCGACCCGAGCGAACGGGTGCTGACCTTTCGCGGGCGATTGGGCGAGGTGTCGCGCGGTGCAGGCGGGTTCACGGCCGAATTGCGCGGGCTGACCGAAGCCTTGGGGCTGGAGCAGGGGCGGATCTATCACCCGCGCTGTGCGGCCGTTCTGGGCGATGGCAAGTGCCGCTTCGATCTGACGAAGGACGGCTATGCGCTGGAGGCGGCGTTGAGCGGCGTCGAGGAGGCGGTGCTGCTGCGCATCGGCGAGGGGGCGGGGATCGAGGATCGCTGGTTCGAGAAGGGGCGGCTGGTGGTGCTGGGGGGCGCGGCAGTGGGCCTGATCGGCGTGGTGAAGAACGATCGGTTGCAGGCGGATGGGTCGCGTCTGATCGAGCTTTGGCAGCGGCTGGGGGCCGATCCGGTCGCGGGTGACCCCGTGCGGATCGAGCCCGGCTGCGACAAGCGTGTCGAAACCTGTCGGTTCAAGTTCGACAATTTCCTGAATTTTCGGGGATTCCCGCATATTCCGGGGGAAGACTGGCTGGTCTCCTATCCGGTGCAGAGCGGCACGAATGATGGCGGGAGCCTGTTTCGATGAGCGCGGTCGGGTTGCAGGCGGTGGCGATTGCGCGGGCGTGGATTGGCACGCCCTATCGGCATCAGGTCTCTGTTCAAGGGGCGGGGACGGATTGTCTGGGCCTGCTGCGCGGGGTCTGGCGTGCGCTTTACGGGGCCGAGCCGGAGTTGGTGCCGCCCTACACGGCGGATTGGTCCGAGCCCGTGCGCGAGGAAATGCTGTGGCGGGCGGCAGAGCGGCATCTGGTGGTGATGCCGATGGGCACCGTGCCCGAAACGCCGGGCGAGGTGCTTCTGTTCCGGATGCGCAATGGCGCTGTCGCCAAGCATCTGGGCATCGCCGCCGAGATCGGTGCGCGGGCGAGCTTCGTGCATGCTTACACGGGCCATGGTGTGGTCGAAAGCCCGCTGTCGGAGCCGTGGCGGCGCCGGATCGTGGCGCG